CTTGCTAAACATGCACTTGAAAATGGCTACCAAAATTACATGACAACTACTGACGTATCACCACGTGACGTTAACGAGTTAGTGACGGAACACATGTGGAATAGGCGGAACATACGCCAAGCAGTCAAGGGCGGGGGTAGTGTCGAGTATGGCGAGGAATGGCTAGACGACTTGGAAGCTATCGTCATTGACCCAAAACGAACGCCTAAACTGGCGTGGGAATTTGAAAATATTGATTACGAAACTGATAAAGACGGAAACCCGAAAAACAGGCTCGAAGACAAGGACAACCACTACATAGATGCTACAAGGTACGCATTTGAAGAGGATATGCTAATTTACAAAAAGCCAACGACAGGCGCACAAGGTTTACGGGTAAGGAGGAGCTAAACATGCAACTATTATTGTCACAATTAAACAAAGCAAAACAATCTGGTGATTTGCATGAGTGGCTTGATGCAAGCATAGCGAACCACCAAGCGTCCGAAATCTACAGGCGAGCGGTCGAATCGGATGCGTTTTACACCAACCGAAACAGGACACTGCCCAACTTGACGATGGAAATCACGGTGGAGGGGTCAATGACGCCAATCACGGTCAAGGCGGATAATGTTATCACGTCTAATTTATTCAGAAGGATTGTTAACCAACCAGTCGCCACAATGTTATTCAATCCAATCCAAATCGGCGACATTGAAAATGATATCAAGAAAACGCTAGGCAAAAACTTTGATGAAAATCTTGAAATAGCGCAAAGTAAAGTTAGCCGTCACACGGTTATCTACGGTTTCTTGAATTTGGTCAACGGACAGCACCAAATCCAATATTTCACCGTAAAAGAATTTATCGAAATTGTAGATGACCGAACGAGCGAACTTGTAGCGGGTATCCGCTTTTGGACGACAGGGGACAGTAACACAAGCTACATACAGCTTTACGAGGTTGAGGGCTACACCGAAGTCGAAAAGACAACTGACGAACGTGGGAATGTGACATACACCGAAACGCAACACAGCTACCTGACAGAAAGCATACAGTTTCCAGACGGTGAGCGTCAAATATTATCTACACGAAACTATGGACGATTGCCAATAGTTGCGTGGGAGTCAGACCCTGATAGAATCGGCAAGTTTACAGACGCAATCAAAATGAAAATACTTATGTATGAGCTTGTAGACACGCTTTACATTGACGAATTCATCAAAACAAAAGTGATGCAATATCGATTCACGGGATTTGGCGGAAACGTTGATGACCTAATGTTCCAAAAAGCAATGATTGAGGTTTTAGGGATTGTAACATCCGAACGTGAAATCACGTCACATAGCCAGTCAGGTGTTGATATAACGTCCGTAGACTTTCCTTACCAGGCAAAAGAAAAAATCAAAGAGGGACTCAAAAATGACCTCTACGAAGATGCTGATGTTACAAATATTCACGCAATTATTGGTGGCAATATCGTGGCAACAGCAATCCGCAAAGCGTCGCTAGCGGAGGAGAATGATGTCCGTCTAATGCAAGGACAGTTCCGCAAATTCATGAACGAAATTCTTGAACTAATGGGGGTTGGGGAGCAAGAAATTAAATTTGTGAACCGTAACTTGACTGGTGACGATGAGGTGCAAGCTAGGATTGTCAAGACGCTAGTTGACTCAGGTGTGCCTGAAGAAATAGCGTGGGCGAACTACTTGACAGATAAAGAGGTTCAAAGGGCGCTTGAATTGCGTGATATAAAGCTGTTAGGCGCAGATGTTGAAATTGCAAGGGCAAATCAACTACGCCAACAAATCACCGAGTTAAGGGCGGAACAAGTGGGAATGACCCCACCGAATCCTGGGGATAATCTAAATGATTAGCCAAGAATTGGTCTACGAACGCTTGCGCAGACTGGAGCTTATTATAGACGCATCAAATGAGCTTAAAAATGTTGGAATCCGTGCGACTATTGAGGCGGGCGGTGACGTTGACGACATTGTGACATTGATGGAACACTTTGGACACGAAACAGGTGAAGACATTAGAATGGCGATGGCGGGCGTGTTTGATGACGCATATGCGCTACAACATATTGACATAAGTAGACAGCTCACGGAACGGAACGTGATGGATAATCCGTTTGCGATTGTGAGGACACATGAAGAAATTCGGGAACTTATGGAAAGTTTGGAACACCCTTCATTCACGCAGATTGCGTTTGAAAGACTAGGCTTGACAGACCCGATTGCAAGGCAAGATTTTATTGACAAATTAAGCAACATATTTGTTGATGCGCTAACAGAAGGTACAAGCATTAATGACCTCACAAGGCGTTTGATGCGTGCTACGGACTATCAGCGTTACCAAGCTAAGCGTATAGCACAAACGGAGACAATGCGCTACGCAAATCACGCCAGAAAGGTGTGCGCTGATGACATAGCTAACACTTATGGGGTCAGACTTAACAAGCGTTGGTACTCGGCTTTGATGGAGACCACGAGAGACCCACACCGTGACGCAGACCGTCAAGAAGTGGGAAAGGACGAAAAGTTCGATGTTGGCGGGGAACTGTTGATGTATCCGCTAGACCCAAGGGGTTCGCCTGAGAACACGATTAATTGCCACTGTTCGCACGTCTACATAGTCCCACGTCAAACCACGCAAGCGGTTGACGATATTCGTCAGAAACAATCATGGATAAGCAACAACCGTGAAGAATATAGGCGACTATCACAGGCGTATCAGGCACGTTGGAAAGTGGCGAGTGAAGAAGAACGTCAAGGGTTAGACTTTTGGCAAGGAATAAACTGGAGGGCGTAGCATGGCTAAGAGCGTGAGGTTGGAATCAAATCTAGGCAAGTTTAAAAACACCTACAACGCAAATGTGGGTGCGACGTTGAACCAATGGGGTCTAGTCTATCAGGAGTTAGCTACAGAAGAAACAAGGTCAATGCCAAATTTTGGGAGTGGCGGAAACATTGGGGCAATCGACACGGGGGCAATGATGGGTAGTTATCGCCACCAAGCGGACATTAAAAATAAGTCCGTGCGACTGGGCAATGATGCAAATATAGCACCATATTTTATATACGTCACCATGGGTACGTGGAAAATGCCAAAGCGTCCGATTTTACAAAATGCGGTAAGTGGCAAGTATCAGCAGGACTATCAAAATGCGATAGTTCAAAAAATGTCAAAAGGCATGTAGAGGAAGGAATGGTTAAAATGAAAAAAATTACAAGAATTATCGAAATCCAAAAAATGGTTGAAAACGAAGCGGAAGAAAAATTTGTGGATTATCTCTTGAATGACCTGATAAACACCAAGGAAGATGGTGTTGATGTGCGCAGGATAGAAATCAACGATTACCGCATTGCGGAGCTTGAAAAAGCGCCTTACGAAAACCTAAAAAGGGCATTTATCAGAAAAGCGACGCTTGAAGATTTAAGTGTAGAAAATCAACGTGATTTAGTGAACGAACTTTGCGTTAAAATCGGATTCCATGAATCAAATGTTGGCGGTTTAAAATTTAATCAATTACTAGACGAAAACGAAAAACTCAAAGCCGAAATCAGCTTATTAAAAATCCCGAAATCAGATGAGAGAAAAGCGGCCGATTTTATTGGTGATGTTTGTCATGAACTAAAAAAGATTCATGGCGCAAACGTTCTTGTAGAAGTTTTGAATAGTGTGGCTGATGGTGAAAGTGATGCGTTACAATTATCTGGTGACAACGTTGTACAAGCGTTGAGAAAATTCGTCATCCAAACGGCACAAATGGATGAAATTTACAGTCAAGTTGAAGTAGATGAAGAAAACATCAAAATCGATAGACAATGGCATGACTATGGCTACTATGAGCGACTAAAAGTAATGACTGAACTGGCTAAGTTGCCGTTTATCACTTGTGATGAGGATTTGCCAAATGGAGAATAATTTCAAATGTGATTGGTGCTATACGGAAGATTTAGAACCCGCTATTGAACATGGTGTAATTGGTTATCACAACAAAGATGAACTTTGCGAAGATTGTTTGGAAAGGGTTAGTGGGGTGTAAGATGTGACGGCTGATGAATTGTTTGGGAAACTTGGTTTCACTAGTGATGAGTCAAAAATGGTGTATTCAATGAAAATAATTGAATTAGGTAGGCAGTGTGATTTGATTATTGTATTTGATAAAAGCCGTGAAATTGTTGCTCCTATTTTTTCGACACATCAAAATGATGGAGCAATCAGTTTAAACAAAGAACATTTGAAAGCTATTAATAAAAAGTTCAAAGAACTGAATTGGAATTAAGTATTAACCTGTGGGCAACACGTTAAACTGCAAACATTGTGAGCTAACACGTTAATCTAGCAAATATGTGGTCGACACGTTAAACCGAGGAGGAAATCATACATGGAAAGAGCAGAAATTAAACGAATTTTTTCAACAGCTGAAATTGATTTGCCAAAAGAGGTCTTGAATCAATTGATGGACGGAATTGGGGAATCTAACCGACTAGCTAAAACAAAGGCTGAAAGTCAAGTTGACGAACTGGCGAACAAAAAGGCTGAAAAATTAGCAACGGAAAAGGCTAATGATTTACTCAAAGAAAAAACTGCCGAACTTGAAAAAGAGTGGCAAGCAAAGTTGGATGCCGAGACGAAAAAATATGACGATGAGAAAGCGTCACACGACGCAACTAAACTTGACTACACAAATAAAGAAAAAACGGCAACGATTAATAAACAAGTTGGCGAGCTACTAACATCAAATCAAACTGATTACGGTGTTGTAAAAGCGGACTTTGTAGAATATGCGCTTAATGGGTTTGACGCTTCAAGCGTTGAATTTGACGAAAAAGGGGTAATCAAAAATGGCGATGATATTCTGAAATCAATACACGGCACACACGGTAAGTTGTTCGGCAAGGTGACCGTTGAGGGGACACCCCAAATTATACCGCCAAACGGCGACACAAAAACACTAAACAAGCCGAGAAAACTGAATCAAGATAGGGTTATCGGCAAATAGGAGGATAAACATGAGTATCAACAGAAATAATTTTAACCCAGACAACGTGGTGATGGCAGATTTTTTAACAGGTGACCTACCACGTAATCAAGCGGACGGAGTTATCACAGAGGTCATTCAAGGTTCGGCAATCATGCGACTTGCAAAAGAAGTACCAATGACCAAACCGATTGAAGAATTCACGTACATGACAGGCGTTGGCGCTTACTGGATTGGTGAGGGTCAAAGAATCGAAACAAGCAAGCCAACGATGGTTAAGGCCGAAATGGTGGCTAAAAAATTAGCCGTAATCGTGCCAATCACCAATGAGGCGTTAAACCACACAGTTTCGAATTTCTTCGAGCTGATGCGCCCGCAAATCGTTGAGGCGTTCCACATGAAACTAGACCAAGCAGTGTTTGTTGGGTCTGATAGCCCGTGGAACACGTCAATTTTGGAGGTTGCGCAAAACAGCGGTAACGTAGTCCCAAGCACGGGGAACAAGTACACAGACATCAACAACGCTATGGAATTAATTGAAGCGGAAGACGGCGAACCAAACGGAATCGCAACGGTGCGCAGTCAATTAGCGTCATACCGTGGGACACGCACGGAAGATGGCATGCCAATCTTTACACCCGCAACGGATGGGGTTACAGCAACGGTTTTAGGGCTACCACTTGTGACAGTACCTAAGACAAGTTTTGACGGTCAGGCACTAGACATTGTTGCCGACTGGGATGGCGTGCGATTCGGTATCTTAGACGATGTTAGTTTCAAGATTTTAGACCAGGGTAGTTTACAGACAGTGACGGGTGAGGACGGTATGCCAATCAATCTTGGTGAGATGGATATGCAAGCAATCCGTGTAACGATGTCAATCGGTACTTTAATCACAGATGAGGACGCCTTTGCAGTTGTCACGCCCTAAGCTCCCTAGCATGGCTAGGTTATTCGACAGTGAGGGAATAGCCCTTAACGATTCGACAGGAGGTGCATTGCATGGCAGAGGTTAATTTAAGCTACACGGCGCAAGAGATTGACCGCAAGTTAGGACAGGCGCACGAACACAGAAACAAAACAGCGCTAAACCAAATTAGCGAGATAAACGGGCAACTTGCGTACCGTAATAATGTAGTTGGCAGTGGTGGTGCGTTTGATTTATCAATGCTTGCGGGGTCTGGTGTTTTGCAAAGTCAAATCGTAGACATATCTAGACAACGTCATGAGCGGATTGTCACCGAAACAATTTTGACATCACGTGAAAGAATGTGGCATTTGTACCCCCAACATAGCTACAGAGACCCTATTCGTAACCCCGCTTGGTGGTACGGCGGAATTGAAATTGATGCAAGTAGACCAAGAAACACCGCTATACTGCGTCATGTTGATGACGAAACCAATAACATCCCAATCGGTGCGCCCGTTGACTTGGACAACAAACCACCGCTATACTTTAATCACACCGTTCACGGTCAATCGGCACGGTACGCCACTGCCGTGAATGATTACGTTGTCGAAAAAATCGTGACAGACGTCGGACTGGAAACATACTTAATTTCTGGCACATTTGAGGGCGACATTGGCGAAAAATTTGATTTCAAAATTGCAATTAGTGGCGAGATAGATTACTATGACCCTACACGCATAAGGTCGCTTGGCAAAGATTTTGGATTTATGCAAAGTTCGATTTTGTTGGATTTGCACGAGGATTCAAGCGGTGGCGTTTCGGTGTGGGGTGTTTATTTCGACACAGGCGAGGAAATTGAGTGGACAAATCGGATTCCGATAATCCGTGAAAATGTAATCGTGATTGACGAGACATTTGTAGAAAATGATAGATTCAACGTTGAGATGCATTATCCGCTAACAGGTTTCTTTGAAGATAGTTGGGGCATACCAGACCACACGTTCAACTTTTACCTAAACGCCCAAAATGTTCGCAAGGGCGTACCAACACCCGTGACTATTGAGAACGAATTCGAGCCAGACATTATAGGTCAAATCATACCATTGCACGCCAGTTTGTTAATTACGAACGACGGTGTATCTTTGGAAATAAGCCCTGAAGATAAACGTTTCCCGTCAAGCTGGTGGGGTGTTGATTACGAATGGGGCGCACCTGTGATTGACTACATGGAGACCGTGAGGAGGTTGTAAAATGCGCAGATTTATTGATAAAAAAAGTATCGTAGCACTGTTGGCGATTGTGGCGAATGTTTTATATATGTTTGCCGACACAAGTTCAATCGCTGAAAGTTGGTATGTGATTGTGGCGAAAGTTTTAGCCGTCCTTGGCTACTTTACTTGCGATGCCGTCATTGAGTGTCACAAGTCAAAAGATGGTGATGACGATGGCGAGAAAATCAGCTAAAAAAAGAACAACGCCCAAGAAAAAAACGCAACCCAAAATAACATCTATAAGCGGTTGGAGAAGGCACGGAAGTGGTTCAAAAGCCAGAA